AGCCTTGCAACAGAACAGCATTATGGCATTCCTGTTTGGGCCATGTAATCAAACTGGTGGTGGACCCCGACCTATACGGTTGGCCTCTTACGGTGCAGATTAGAATCGTACCAGCTTACGAAATGACCCATTGGGCTAACGTAAGACGAAAGCTAATTAGTACTAAGCATGTGAGAAGTTGGTGTTATTAAAGCTTTCGGAGACGTGGGTTCGAATCCCACTATCTCCACCAATTTAGTTCCGTAATCAAACCCTAAGTATATGAAAACAGTTTTGTTGTCTCTATTGTTAATGTGTTCTGTGTTTTGTTATTCGCAAAACGGAGGACAAGGAAACGAAAACAATGTTTTGAGAATTGAGTATGCGGGATACAGTAATGGTAACCACATCTTCAAAATCATCAACAAAGTCAATTGCGATCTAGGTATTAAGATCGATAAGATGGGAACAACTTCTTCCCAAATAATGACTCCTCTTCAAGAGACGGTCGTTCTAGTCACAGCTCCACAATCCCCTCAAATTACACTCAAAGCAAAGAGAGAATCAGGAGCCAATTGTAGGCAAAATCCAGACAATGGTTGGGTAGAGTTGCAGTCTTTCATCGTTTTACCAATTACTTTTGGAGGCATAACAGCAACCAAGATCGGTCCAAACCTTATCAAGCTCACGTTCGATGTAGAAGAGGATCACACGATCACGAACTACGGTATTATGCTCAGTCCTGACGGAAAGAATTTCAAGAGGATTCACGTACTGTTTCCAAACGGAATCGTGCCTTACGGTTCAACAGGTCACAAAAAATATTCTGTGCTTATTAAATTCTAACCCATGAAATACATATTTTTATTCCTTCTGTTTTTTATCTCCTGTACCAAACAGGAACAAGTGCAACCCCAATCAGAGGTTTCTCAACCCGTATTGATTCAAATAGAAGCCGTACATTCGGACGGAAATATTGTGCTCTCTCCAGTAGTGGTGGCTAGGTAATCGATATTTATTATTGATCCCTCCCTGTTTAATTAGTTACGACTTTTTGTAACCAATAAAAACAGACCATGAAAAAGCCCGTCCTCGTATTTGCAGGATTGATCGTACTGCTTCTCGCCACTTGCACAAAAGAAAACACATCCACCAAATTAGTCAATACTAAACCCGAGATTTGCGATTTTGGTCCTCTAAACAATAATCCTTTCCAAACAAGAGAGGAGTTCGAAATGGCGAGAAGCGGAGGAGGAAGCACAAAACTAAGAGATTCTGATAGGGACGGCGTTGCCGATATAAATGATAACTGTCCTAAAACAAAGAATACGGATCAGAAAGATACCGATGGAGATAAGATAGGAGACGCTTGTGATCCTTATCCTTACGGTAACGAGCCATCTTTAGCGTCAGTGTTATTGCTTGATTTTGATGGGTACACATTACCAACTAACAACTCTTGGTATAACGTTACAACACCTTACTACTGTCAGCCAAGCGGTCTGTATCCCGATCAGATACAAGCTATTCTAGATAGCGTTAAGAAGGATTTTGCAAAATACAACATTACAGTTACTACTGATGAGAATGTTTATTTAGCCGCCAATCAGTACAAGAGAATGAGAGTGGTAATTACTACCTCAAGCGAAATATATCCAGGCGTGACCGGCATCGCTTACGTGGGCTCAATGTTTGGAGGTGCTCCCGAATGCTTTGTGTTCTCAAACACGATGTCTTTTAACGCATTAAGAATTAGATTAGCCGCTTCTCACGAATCGGGTCATACAGTAGGACTTCTTCATCAGGCGCAATGGGACGCAAATTGCAATCTTATCTATACTTATAAGCCTTGCGATTTTAACGGAACCGGTCCAATCATGGGTTCCATTGGAGCGAGCTGCTTACCTTTGTGGTGGATAGGTCCCACTCCAAACGCGTGTACTAATATTCAAGACGACAACGCAATACTCATATCGAATCTCGGATTGAAGTAAACACTAGGAAGATATATTTTACAGGCAAGACAAAACTTCTTATATTTACCTAAACAATCAGTTATGATATACGCAATTTGGATCGTAAGCATTATTTATTGCATCGTTAAGATGTACAGATCCTATATCAAAAAAGGAATAGATCCCATTTACGCTACTCCTGGTCTAGAAACTCTCGCCATCTTGGTGATGGCTCCAGTGTTGATGGCAGTTGACGCTAGCCTCACATGGGTTAGGAAGTTCAAAGAGTACAGGGAAGACAAGCAAGACAAAGTATTTTAATATTGTAAGGTGGTGAAAGAAGGATATCTCAGTTATAACTTTGGCAGACACACCCACTCGTCTCGTGGGCGCTGAAATCGAAACAGATGTTTGGATATGGGTTGACCACAAAGCCGGCTATTTTGTCCAACATCGAATCGCAGCGTGGAGGTTCGAATCCTCCCCTTACAGCGCGACTGAACACGTGCCGACTCACAAAATGGTTGAAGTCCTGCTAGCAACAGGAGGCAGTAACCTAGGCTAAAGGTAACAACCATTTTAATTTATTAGCCCGCAGGCCACGGGATCGAAAACTCAGGAACGCCTCTCTAATTGCCTTGAGATAGTATCGAAAAGGATTACGAAGCGCACCCGCCCTCTAGATCGTTAGCTAGCGGTGTAAAGCAATCCCACTGGAGAATAGGATTGCAAAAAGGTTGATTGGAATGCATTAATCAGCAGGGGACTTGTAAACCCCATTGCTAGACAATGACAAACACAGGTCAGAACTGATGCAATATGCTGAATTAATATACCGGTTAGAAATGCCAATCGTAAAAGCAGGTGTCCACGCACCCATCTCCTGCTTTCCTAAAACTTTGACACGCACGGCAACCGAAATCACACCGGTCCATGATTAGGCAATGCTAACGAACACACAGAGTACCTCACGATGCGTAGGTAAGTCTCAAGCTCTGTTGACTGCCGGGAAAGATCGGCTCCTTAGTCAGGTGGCGGAATTGGTAAAGCCATGGCTGGTGAAATACAGTAACCAGAGTGAAGAATAAAAAGAGTTCTTGCAGGTTCGAATCCTGTCCTGACTACTATTTATTGTTATGAAACTGGACTATAAAAAAGTCGGTATAGGATTGTTGATCCTTGCCGTATTGACTGTAACTATCGTATCTTTGACTAACGACGACAGAGAAGAATACTTCAATCAGATAGAACTTCCCACAAACAATTCTGTTGTCAATTCTTTGGATCGTCTTCACTACTATGACACTATATTGGCCGTAGGATTGGACGCAGCAGGCATAAACGGAGTGACTGTCGTGATAAACGATCTGACAGATGCTGCTAAGAATCAATTCAGCGGAGAGTTAAAAGCTCACATCAGAAAGTTCAACGGCGTGTATTATCTGTTCTCTGGATCTTTGAGTAGGGCAGAAGCGATACAAGTTATGGCTCACGAAATAGTACACATTCAGCAGTACGAATCGGGTAAGTTGGTCTACGAGAACGAACAAATGATTTGGGACGGAGAAGACTACACATTTGCTTTGGAAGACGAATACGAAAAGAGACCCTGGGAAAGGGATGCTTTTGATAAACAGAACTCTGTGGAAGCTTCTATCTTAGGCATATTATACTAAGAAAATAAATTTCTCCGTTATTATTTATTGGTGTACATTTACCTAAATAAAAGTTATGTACAAGTTACCAACCTCCCCCTACAACACTAGGCAAGAAGAGTATCGAGAGGATCCTTGGAAGATGCTCATGATTTGCTTTATGCTCAATCAGACCAGCCACAAACAGGTAGACCAGATCAGACACGAATTCTTCGAAAGGTTTCCTACAGCAGAGTCATTGTTTTTGGCTGAGGATTCAGAAATATCTTCCATGATCAAGATCCTTGGTTTTTACAACAAGCGAGCCAAACAGTGGAAGAAGTTTTGCATGCAGTGGATAGAGTTGGTTAGAAAGTACGAAACTACCCAAATCCCTCTTTTTGAACTAGAGAAATTGCACGGAATCGGCAAGTATGCGCTAGACTCTTGGAAAGTGTTTCAATTATACCAGTACGATACGCAAGTCGAGGATCACGTTCTTAACTGGTACGTGGATTGGGCAAGGGCAGAAATGGAGCGAGAGAAACGAGAGTCTTCTCCTTGGCAACCGATGCTTGTGTACTATCTGCACTACGTAGACGAGAGGCACATCATAAACAACTGGAACGTGTGTAGGGATTATACGTGTTGCGTTATGGCAAGGACTCAGTTAGAAGCCATAGAGAAGGTAAAAGCGATCGCGGCAAAACAACCAGGTCACAAGAACATCAAGATCATGGGATTCGGTCACGCTAAGGAAGAGTGGGTAAACGAGGACGGTCCGTTGGTCAGCGACGAGAGCTTCTATAAGAACGCAGTTAACGCAGTTTTTGAACGTATAAAAGCTAGAAATTTATCAGCTCAAGATATTTATAAAGGACAGGAAAAACAAAAATACAGTTTCGAATGACAACACGACCGTCTTCAAAGTGGATACAACCCACAAGGTACTACGAAGAATTTTTACACTACTACAATTTAGCAAAAAGACAGCAGGAACTCTGCAACTTGGGAGTCGAGAAGCACGCAACTTGCGGCATTCCTGACGACCTAATGTGTCACGTTGAACTTTACGATGTGGTAGAAAGGAAGTACGCAGGATTCTCTCAAATCGTCAACGACGTTTTCTACGGTTGGTCAGAAGATCATCCTTATTGGAAAAAGATGGAGCAGGGTCTCTGCTTCAAACAGAGGGAAACCATCGCCAAGAACTGGACAGGTAAACGCGATGTGTTTGAACTCAAAGAGTGGATCTACCTGTTCCTATTTCACAGGCTTACAGGATCCGCAATCAATTACGCAACCAAACCCTCTGGCTATCACAACACACTTCTGTTTCAGATGCACGAAGCGGATAATATACCTCAGATGGTGGATATCATCAAGGGAGCATGGAGACCGTTCTACACGTCTATCGGTTACCAGTTCCCTAGCTTTCCTAAGCCACAGGGTAAGTACAAGCGTGGAGGAGATTATTTCCTTTGCGAATTCGTTCCTCAGCTGGCCGAAGACGTTGCAAACTTCTTGGAGCAGGGAGGTAAGAAAGATTTGAGGGAAGTAGGCGATTTCATGTTCAAGTGGAACAAGGATCACGGACTTAGAGCTTTCAAGTTTCAGTACGCAGCATTCATCGCTGACATTGCTGACTGGTTCCCTGATTTTGTTAATCGTGAGAGCGTGTTCTATTACGGTACAAATGCCAAAGAGTGTATCAGTTACCTAGCGAAGAAGTCAACCAGAATGGATGAAGAGACTTTCTTGGATTCTGTTATGCAGAAAGTGTACGAAGATACGGGCGGTGTACCTTACAACATGGAGGACGTTGCGTGTGACTTCATCAGGTGGGTAGAGAATTACGTAAAACCTGGTTCAGATTACGATCACCTAGATTTCGATCACGTGTGGAACAGTTCGTCTATCAAAGATCACCCGTACGGAAGACAGAGGGCAATGCTTGATCTTAACCTGATCCCTTCATTTAACGGTATCAAAGAGCATCCTTCGGACGACAAGATCATCAAGTCTGTAGGCATGACCGAAGACCAATACAAAGAGAAGGTAAAAATACTTTACAACCTATAAACAAAACACTGTGCACATTTAGACCGAAACACTGTGCACATTTCAACTAAAACACTTTACACATTATGAGCCAAATACTTTACAATAATACGTGCAAAGTAGAATTTAAGGGTAAAAAACCCAAGGACTCGTGGATGAAGGACTGGCCGCTTGAAGACAGGATAGAAAAGTTCTTCGAGTTCTGTCAGAAATTCGACGATCGCCAGGATCCACTGCTCAAGGACGAATATCAAATCTTCTCTCACAGGCTACACTGGCACGAACACCCGTTCTGTGAATTCATGCAGAAGGTAACAGACAATCACGAGCGCATGTTTCTTACCTTAGTGTTCAGCTTTACCAACGAACACTGGGGAACATTTACAAAACTTTTAAACGAAGGTATCAGTGCAACAAAAGAACACTTTATCGAAAACAGACACGCTAGAAACGATCTTTTCCAGATCTACTACCCTAAGGGAACTAACGTTAAACAGTGGATTTTGGACGGTCCACTTCGAGCCGCTTCTGACTTGCGTGCTTTACTTGACGACGTAGAAGTTAGGGGTCGAAGAAGGTACACGATGATGGAGTTTGCTAAGTTACTCGAAGCTTACTTCAAAGAGAGACAGGGATTCAGGAGTCCGTTGTATCCTTGCAAAAACACCGCTCGTTACGTAGCGATGTCCTACCCTCACCTGGTTGATCCTGAGTCAGTGTTGTTCGGTGGTACGGGACACTTCGATGGTCTACACCAGATATTCGGTGGACAGAACCTGAACGGAAAGGTGCAGTACAAGATAGACGAGAACGGACAGTTTTTGCCAGAGAACAAGCACGCAGAATCTTGGCTCAATCAGATGGCAACCCTAGTCAATCACCCTTCTAATCCTATGACGAGTCAGAAGTACTTGAACGTAGAAGACAAAACATGTTTCTTTTGGAAACACATAGCTATATCACATGGAGAAAAGAGACCAACCAAAAACATCCCTTATACTTGGATATTTGATTCTAAATTTAATCTTAGTAATCATCCTGACTTCATTGACAGGATTGTTGAGAGAGAATTGATGTACTAATAGATCTAAGATTTTATCTTATCCAGCAGTCTCGGGTGTGTCCTGGGACTGTTCTGGTATCTGGCCTGTATCCTTACGGAACCACTTACCCTGAATGTTCTCGTTGTAGGACGGTACGTGCAGCACCTCGTACTTCATTTGGTAGTAAACTTCGTAGTAGCTCATCTCCTTCTTAGTGAAACACGGTCTGAGTACTCGCCTCTCGAACTTGCTCTTGTCCGTTAGGTCCTCCAATAGGGTCTTGGAACTACCGTAGTAGCTTTGCCAATTGCTTTCTTTAACTTCTTTCTTTTTCTTTGGAATTTTTCCTGGCTTGATCCACTCTGCGATCTGTTTCTTAGTGAGCGTCTTTGTGAGAGTGTTGTGTAGAATCTTTTTGCCTACGTAGATCTTACCGTTCTCCTTGTTCTGTATGAGATAAACGAAACCTACGCAGTTTTCTGGGAAGTCTGATAACTGCTTCATTTCTTTGTTTTCGTACAACCAATTCATTAAAACCTTTAGTATAAATATTAGCTATCCCACTTTATAACGAAGGTCATGTCTGTATTTGATGGAATTGGATATGGAGTGGAAAGCTTCCCTACAACTAAAAGTTCGTTCTGATCGTTGTATAGTCCTACAGTCGTTGCGTAAGGTCTAAAATCTGATCCTGTTATGAAGTCTATGTATTGACCGTTGGATCCTGATATGGTTGCGCTTGGATTCTGAGTATAATTAAAGTCGTTCTCATTAACATGACACCTAACCTCGTTTTGATATATCGTAGTTTGAGCTTGGAAAGACATCGTGTATGGAGAGTAGGCTATTGGCATATTACGGTATTAAAGCGTTAATATAATTTTGATCCGTAATTACTATAACTCCTTGAGAATATAATATATTTCCTACGTGAGTATTAGAATTTTTTGAATCAATAACGTTTCCGTTTCCATCGTCTATTAATCGATATCCACTTCCCGTAATCAAAAAAGAAGTTCTAGAAATTTGTTCTCCGAATACAGTCCTAGGAATAG